AAAGTCACATTTACCGAAACGCTACCGACTAGGGTCAACTCCGATAAATCCGCGATTGTCATAATCATGCAGCGGCTTAACGAGCTGGACGTTAGCGGGGTGATTAAGTCAATGGGCCTACCATATGTCCACCTGTTTATCCCCATGCGATACGACCCAACGAATCACTGCACAACATCTATTGGCTGGACAGACCCACGCACAATCGAGGGTGAGCTGATGTTTCCTGAACGATTCAGTGAGCAACAAGTGCAAGAATTGGAGACGACGCTGGGGAGTTATGGCGCAGCAGGCCAGCTACAGCAGCGACCAGCGCCAAGGGGTGGCGGGCTAATCAAAACAGGATGGTTCAAATACTGGACGACTCTGCCGCCATTAGAGTTTAGGGCCATTTTTGCAGATACGGCGATGAAGACAGGCGAGGCTAATGATTATTCAGTGTTGCAGTGCTGGGGCCGGTCTACTGTTGGTCAGGCCGTATTGATCGACCAAATACGCGGCAAGTGGGAAGCGCCGGAGCTAGTCACACAAACCCGCGCATTCTGGGCAAAACACCAAAGCGGCGACAGATCTACACTGCGAGGGATGTATGTGGAGGACAAGGCGAGCGGCACAGGGCTGGTTCAAACATTACGCCGAGAAGGCATGGCGATCATTCCTATTCAGCGCAACAATGACAAATCCAGCAGGGCGGCAGACGCGGCCCCATTCATTGAGTCAGGCAACGTGCTATTGCCGGCTGACGCACCATGGCTATCAGATTTTCTTAGCGAGATTGCCAGCTTTCCTAGTGGTGCCCATGATGACCAAGTTGACCCGATGTGCGACGCAATAAAGGCCATTCAGGCCGCGCCAGCAGTTCAGCGAAAAACAGTCGTTCCAATCCCCACAGTAAATCGCTGGTAGCAAAAACCGTCACCAACTGACAAATATTGTCACTTCTCAAAAAGTAGTCCATAATTGGCACAACTCCCACAGTGTGCAGTTATGGCTATCCTTCAGTCTGAAAAGTACAAGCGCATTCACACCGAATCACTACGAGAATTCAGCGAGGTGGAATCGACTCTGCGCGATGAGCGCCGCCAGTGCTTAGAGGACCGCCGGTTCTACACTATCGCTGGGGCAATGTGGGAAGGAAAGCTAGGCGAGCAGTTCGAAAATAAATTGAAGCTGGAGATGAATAAAATCCAGCTCTCGATTGCGCGCATTTTCAGTGAGTACCGAAACAACCGGATCACCGTTGATTTTATCAGCAAGGATGGCACCGAGAACGGCAAACTGGCCGACACTTGCGACGGGCTTTACAGGGCTGATGAGCAGGATTCAACCGCTGATGAGGCTTACGACAATGCGTTCGAGGAGGCTGTTGGCGGTGGCTTTGGTGCATACCGTTTCCGTGCGGTGTACGAAGACGAAGAAGACGACGACAACGATCACCAGCGCATCCAGATAGAGCCAATCACCGACGCAGACACGTGCGTTTATTTCGACCTGCAAGCCAAGCGCCAAAACAAATCCGACGCCACCAAGTGCTGGGTGCTCACGTCGATGACTCGTGACGCCTACGTTGAAGAGTACGGTGATAATCCACAAAGCTGGCCGAAAGACATTAACGCGCTTGATTTTGATTGGTGTGCAGCTGATCTGGTTTACATAGCTGAGTATTACAAAGTTGAACAGAAAGCGCAGACGGTCTACACCTACGAGGCAATTGACGGCACTGAGGAGAAATACACTGATGCGGACTTCGAGGAAGATGAAGGGCTGACGGATTATCTCAAGGCTGTTGGCACAAAGAAAGTCAGCGAAAAGAAAGTTAAAAAGCGCCGTGTCCACAAATACATCATGAGCGGCGGTGGCATCCTCGAAGACTGCGGGCTGATTGCAGGGCCAAACATTCCTATCGTTCCAGTTTACGGTAAGCGCCTAGTTGTCGGAGGTGTTGAGCGCTGCATGGGCCACGTTCGGTATGCGAAAGACGCGGCCCGCCTGAAGAACATGCAAATCAGTAAGCTTGGGGAAATTTCCGCACTTTCGAGCGTTGAGAAACCGATTTTCACGCCTGAGCAAATGGCCGGGAATGAGGTGTTGTGGTCTGAGGACAACATCAAAAACTACCCATACATGCTGGTGAATCCAATCACCGACGCTAACGGCCAGACTCTACCTAGTGGGCCAATCGGATACACCCGCTCACCTCAAATTCCCCCAGCTATGGCTGCCCTCCTGCAAATCACCGAACAGGACATGGCCGAAATATTGGGCCGTGCCGATCAAGGCGAGCAAATTGCGGCGAACATTTCCGGCAAAGCTGTTGAGCTAATTCAAAATAGCTTGGGGATGCAGACTTATATCTATGTGAGCAATTTCGCCAAAGGCATTCAGCGCGGCGGTCAAATCTGGCTTGGCATGGCCAAAGAGCTTTACGTTGAGCCGGGCCGCAAAATGAAAACCGTGGGCAATCAAGGCCAAATCAGTTCCGCTGAACTAATGCGCCCAGTCGCAACAGATAAAGGCACAGAGCTCGAAAACGATTTAACACAGGCAACGTTTGACGTTGTGTCAGAAGTCGGACCAAGTTCTTCAAGCAAAAAGTCGGCCACCTTACGCAACCTAATCGAGATGATTCGCATTACCACAGACCAAGAAACGTCGTCGGTGCTGCAATCAATGGCGATGATGAACATGGAAGGTGAAGGGCTACAAGATACCCGCGACTTTTTCCGTCAGCGTCTTGTGAAAATGGGCGCGGTAAAACCGACCGACGAAGAGCGCGCGGAAATGGCTAAGGCGGCAGCTAACCAACCGCCAGATGCTAATGCGAAGTTAGCCGAATCACTCGCCAATGAAGCCGACGCAAACGCAGCCAAATCCCGCGCTGACACCGTTGGTGTGATCGCCAAATCCGAATTAACTCACGCGCAAACTATCGAGACACTAGCCGGAATAGAAGTTAGCAAGCAAGACGCGGCAATCAAAATGGCTCAGGCCATACAAGGCGCACAAGCACAGCAAGCAGCATTTACACCGGCACCCACTCAGCCGGTCACCATGAGTGAGACACCACAGGGTCAAGCATGATTGATGAAATTGCAGAACAAGCAAACGAAGAAATCGAAGAGCTAGAGCAGGCGCCAGAAGTTGAGGCAATTGAACCAGACGACGATGAGGACGTTATTCAGCTTGAAGGCGAGTCGCAACCGCCAGAAGACGATGAGCACGAAAACGCACCACTATGGGTTAAAGAGGTACGCAAAACAAATAGAACTCTTTCACGTGAAAACCGCGAATTGCAGCGCAAGTTAAGCGAACTGACAACTGAGAACAAGCCGGTTGCTGTGAGCGTTAAACCGACGCTGGCCGCGTGTGAGTACGACGAAGATGACTATGAAGCGAAGCTGGCGCAATGGTATGCGGACAAAGCGCAAGCCGATGCAGCAGCAGAGCTAGAGCGTAAGGCAGCGGAAGCGCAGCAGCAAGAATGGCAAACACAATTAAAGCGATACGCAGACGCAAAGGCCGCGCTAAAAATGCGCGATTTTGAAGAAGCGGAAGCAGCGGTATTGGAAGCATTGAGCGTTACGCAACAAGGCGTTGTCGTTCAAGCTGCGGATAATGCGGCAAATATTGTGGGATATTTAGGCAAAAACCCAACAAAACTGGCCGAGCTGGCCGGGATTAAAAACCCTGTGGAATTCACCAAAGCAATCGTAAAACTAGAGGCTCGAATGACCGTGACAAAACGACAACCACCACCTCCACCTGAGAAGACAATAGCCGGGTCCGGCCGTGGCGTACAGTCCAACGATTCGAAGCTCGAACAACTAATGGCAGAGGCAGACAGAACGGGCGACCGTACAAAAGTCGCAGCCTACCGCCGACAATTAAAATCAAATTAGGTAATTAACTCATGGCAAATCAATTTTCAAAAGAAGAAAAAATTATGTTCGATGATTCGCTGGCGTCCTTTCAGGACAGCCTAGCAATTTCGAGCAACGTAACTATTAAAACCCTCGACCCCCAAACAATGGAGCGGACTGGTAATGTAATGCGTTACCCGATGCCTTACATCGTCTCCAGCTTCGACGGTGCGGACCAAACCACAAACTTTAAAGCTCAGACCCAATTAACTGTTCCTGTGACCATTGGTTACGATAAATCTGTGCCTTGGTCGATGAGTGCGACAGAGCTTCGCGATGCCTTGCAAAACGAAAACCTCGGCAAATCTGCACGCCAGAAATTAGCTTCAGACATTAACACTGCGGTGATGAGTGTTGCGGCCTTGCAAGGTACGCTGTTTGTTAAGCGAAGTGCTGCTGCAGTCGGTTTTGATGACGTTGCGCAGTGCGATGCAGTTTTTAACGAGCAGGGAATTCCGTTCGAAGACCGCAAATTGTTCTTGAACACACGCGACTACAACGGCATGGCTAATAACCTGCAAGTTTCAGCGCGTTCGTTTGGAAATAAAGTCAGCGAAGATGCGCTGCGTCGTGGTTTGCTTGGGCAAGTGGCTAGCTTTGAAACCTATAAGTTAGATGTAGGTCGGCGTTTACCGGCTGCGGCAGGCGGTGGTGGCATAACCATGGACACCCGTGCCGCTGCACTTAACTACTACGTTCCGGCAGCCACTAGCACGGCAACCACCACTGGCGAGACGTCAAACGTCGATAACCGTTACCAGACTATAACCGTCAGCTCTACAACTAACGTTGTGGCAGGCGATGCGTTCACTATTGCTGGTAGTAATGCGGTTCACCACATCACCAAGGGTGATACAGGAGTGCTCAAAACACACCGCGTTGTTAGCGTACCCAGCTCGACTACTTTGGTTATTTCTCCTCCATTGATCAGCAACCAAGGCGGATCGAATGCCGAGGCTCAATATCAAAATGTGATCGTGACTGAATCAGCAACCGCAGCAATTGTATTCCTGAACACCGTAGCTGCAAACGTGAACCCGTTTTGGCATAAAGATGCAATGTTGTTGATTCCGTCAAAACTGGCAGTTCCTAGTGATGGTGGTGCAGCTGTTATGCGGGGCACTACAGATCAGGGTGTTGAATTGGTGATGATTAAAGAATTCGACATTCAAACACGTTTGACCCGTTACCGTTTAGATACATCATTCGGAGTCGCTTGCGTACAACCGCAAATGGCCGGAATCATGATGTTCTCACAAACCTAATAATCTGGGGGCTTCGGTCCCTGTATTTCCATACAGCACAGGAATTAAATTATGTCTAGCTTTCTTGTCGGCGCAGGCCGCGTACAAATCACAATCCCCGCTACAGAATCAGTCGCGGTTTACACTCAAGGGTCGGCACAAGTTTTTCGTGTGTCCGGTTTCGTCAACCAGCCTGACACCTTAACGCTTTTGGGGACAGTTAATAACACCCAAACCGTTTTTGGCTCATACACCACCGGCGCAACGCTTGTCATTGAAGCCATTGGCGGATTGCCGGTTTATTATGAAATCGGCACGGCTCCTATTGTTAAGCAGACCCGCCTAAATAACCCTTTCCAAACAACCCCCGTCGCCGTGAACGTGACAGGTGCAGTAAGTGC